CACCATCGGAACGACGATTTTATCCACCTGCTTCGACAGATCATAACGCTCGTTTTGCACTTCGCCCGGTGTCCACGCAACCGCATCGTATCCGTTCTGCGCCGCCATTTGCGCGATACGGCGGAAGGCCATTTCATGCCAGCTTTTCTTAAAGGGGGCATCGGGGACAGCGCTATCTTGTTCATTAAGATATGCATCAACAAATTCTTGATAATCAGGTCTTTGTTTTGCATCCTCTAAATTAAGCGGATCGTCTTTACCACGGTTTTTTTGTATCCACGCATCAAAATCTTTTTCATCTAATACGCCTTTATACCCCTTTTTCCGTCCAGTTTGATGCCAGTCGGACTGTATTTCCTCAACAAACAGAACCTTCTTACCTTCCGCATCAACACGATCGTTCAGGCGCACATGGGCTAATATGTTGGCTTGGTCGAAGTGGGAGGATTTGAAACTTGTTTTTGAAGACTCCCTTGAAATACGGCTTTCATATAGTTTCCGCAGAGATTCTTTCTTTGCATCTGACAAAGCATCAAATTTTTCTTTTGGGTATCCCGCTTCCAAGTAAAAGTCTTCTTCTGATATAGAAGATTGCTCCGGCAACGTCAGCAACACTTCACGGTAGTTATCTCCACCGGGCAGGGTGTATTGGGCAAATTTAGTCGCGCTTTGTGTTTGCCCCTCTTTTATTTTGTCATACTCTTGATCAGCTTCTATCAGTGCGCGTGCATAATCTTGTAATTCTGGCTCTAAATCTAACACGCCAAGTCTACTATCACTCAACTTGAATTGCAGATTCATGGCATCAACTTGTGTGTAGCCAATCTCTTGTGCTTTTTGAATTAAATCGCGGTTTGCGAGGCCCCTGTTTGTGCTTGCATTATCTAAGTCTTCCCTGTTAAACCGCCCCTCACTAATGGCAAGTGTCACCTCCTCAATCTGCACCTGATTTTCATTGAGATAATCAACGATCTCGTTTTTGGTGACGGATTTTTTGCCTTTTAAGTATTCATCAAGCCCCGTCCACGCGATTTCTTCTTCTTTTATGCCGGATGTTTTGCGAAGCATGGCAAGGAACTGCTCACCGCTTCCCTTCTCTTGTTTCAAGTTTTGCGCTTCGCGGATAAGGGCTGATTGCAAGAAGTCAGCCTGCGCTTCGCTTTGAAACAATTTATCACCGCGCTCAAATGCCATCAAAGCCGCGTTTATTTCTTCATCCGTATTTTCAAGGCTAACACCAGCCATATCTAAATAACGCAAAGCATCATCGAACCAAGAGTCCATACTTTCATCAAGCAAATCCCCTTGTTTACCGCCGCGCACCTCTTTGTCAATAGCATTAAGTAAAGCGTCTCTACCTACATAATAACCGCTATCATCGCCCTCATGCGTTTTGTCATTCTCAAAATATTGCCCCACAAAGCTGTTTATATCGTCTTTATCAATAGTATCTAAGGAAGATAAAGGCTCAATCACCTGAACCCCTTGACCTGTAGCAACCCTTACGCCTTTTTTCCTAAACAACCAAGGGTCCGTCTTTGGCGTTATACCCATAACCTCTAATTCGGATGCTAATTCAGAGCCGATTAAAACGCCGCCCTTACTATTCAAGTATTTTAAAATAGGACTCGTTGCTTTTTGTGTTCTAGGTCTGTACTTCCTACCTTCTGCCACCGCCTTTTCCATAGCTTTCTTTTGTCGCGCGTGTTGTTTTTCTAGCTTTTGTTGATACGTCCTTAATTCGTTTATTTTTTCTTGGAACGGAAACTCTGCACCACCCGTATAATCAGGCTCAAAATTCAATATCTCTTGTATTTCTTTTTGAGAACGCGGCAACCCCTTATAATTTTCAATACCTATCTGTAAATCTTTCCAGTATTTTTCAGGCGATATATTATAATTCACCGCTCCCCACAGGGAATTACCAGCCATTAATTTTGACCAAGCGCGGGATTCATCCTCTGTAATATTTTGCCCCTTCGCTAATTCAAAAGCCGCGCCCTCTATCTTTTTTAGCTGTGTTGTTACCTGCTCTTTACTTAAATCTTTAAACAAGCCGTCAATCTCTGTTTGCGATAAAGACTTAATCATGTCCTCTGATTGTGATTTACTTAAGCCAAGTTTTTTTTCTGCCGCCTTACTTACAAATGACGCTGTGCCGTTAGTCGCGCTCCGTGTCGTGCCTATTAAAGTCATTACACCTGCTTCAACCAACAACTGCTCTGCACCCGGATAAAGGGCTTTCATCACCTGATCTATCGAATAGCCTTCTTGCTCGTCTAAGTCTAAAGCAACGCGCATCAAATCGCCGATACGTTCTTCACCTATTTCCTCTATAATGCCATTCCAGCCGTCATACGAAAAAACCTCCGCCATCTTTGCCGTTGGCTTTATTTCCTTGTAAGCGCGATAAATAACGTCTTTTACTTTTGGTGAGAGCTTATCAAATAATGCACTACCAACCTTATTCACATACGGACTGGCTAATTTTGCAATTGGTTTTGTCACAACTGCGCTTATTGCGCCGCCAGTCTTTTCTGATACAACCTCGATACCTGTCGTACCTGCCGCCTTTAATGCGGTAGTAAAGGGTTTTTCCTGTGCCTCCCTAAAGAACACCTCACCCTTATCAGTAAGTGCCATATATTCATTTAACCGCCTTTGCCCGTATTCTGCTGGGGCTTGCAACGGTACAAGTGCCGAAGATATTGCCGCCGTTCCTGCTGTTGCCGCCACTACTTTTTTTGCAACTTTACCAAGGCTCTTTTGTAATACTTTTTCTGAAGCCTTAACCGCACCAGCCGCCGCAAATTTACCAAAGCCACCAAACGCAGCAAGCTCAACCATAAAAGCAGGAACTTGCGCAAATCCTGAACCTATTTTCCCGCGGATTGAATAACCACGAATTGCTTTTTCTGCCTCATTGCGCATATAACTAATAAGCACTTCGTTTTCCGCGTCACTTACTTCTTCATTGTTTACAATTTTCTTTGATATGTTTGCTAATTTAATCCGGTCGTACGCATCCTCACCTATCGAATAGAAAGGTAAATCCGCGTCTTTTTTTGCCGCTTCGAAAAAATCAATCGTACCTTTTGACTTAATCTCTAAAAGTTCACGCTCTGTAAATACGGACTTGGCTATATCGCCCCATTGGTTTTTATTATGGTCAATTTCCGCATCTACTTCCTTATCTTGCCCCATATTATAAACAGGTATATTTGTGATACCTTTATCATCAAATATATCGACAGGCGTGTTGGTGGAAAGCATACCTTGGCTAGGCTCTACACCTTTATCTTGAAAAATATCAACCATTAACTCTCAACCAGTTTAAAACTGCCTCTGTAGTAATATTTTTATTTTTTGCGGTTTCTTCCACATCACTCATCGTATACCCTGTTCTTTCAAGTAAGGCTTCAACATCCTCAACGGGCGTGTCACCACCAACAGATAGGCTTCGCGCCATACCTTGCGCACGCTCCCGTCTTTTTGCATTTATTGAATCTATAACCTCAAACGCTTTATCCTTATATGCCTCTTGTATTGTTTTCTTTTCCTGCTTCGTTTTTCTTATACCGGACGTTTCAGGGTCGTATGTTTGATAAAATAACTCCCTGATTGCTTCCGATCTGTATTCAGGTGGTAATGCGTTTTCGATTATACTTCTTGTTTCACGTGAAAAATTATAAGCAACCTCTTTTGTCGCATCTGATATTTTTGCGGACATTAATGTTTTAATCTGATTGTTTAACTTAACAGCATCATCTTTTGATAGCTCACCTTTATTCCTAGCCGATAATATTTCCTGCCTTATATTTGAAACACCAAGTAAATAATCTTGTGGGCTGTCTTCCGCCGCCGCATTTACATCATACATGCGCGTTATAAAATCAGCCATTACTTGCGTATTTGTTTGCGCCGTTATTTCATTTTGTGACTTTAGGTAAGCTCTCGCTTCTGTGGCAAATTCATCCCTTATTCCACCACCTAAATCAAACTCATTTACCTTTGCTATTTTTTCATCAAATGATAATTCCGCGCTGTCCAACAATTCTAATAATTTGTCCTCATTTTGTATTTTTGTTTGTATATCCGCTTCTCTGGACGCGATTAAATCTTTCTTCTCTTGCGCCTCCTGTATCTCAATTGTCGATCTTGCCACTTCTTTGTATTTTGCAAGCACTTCCGGACTTAAAACACTTCCACTAGCAAACGCTTGCATCTCATCAACACGATTAAGCCACCCATTCAAATATTGTGCTTTTTGCGGGTTTTTCGCTGTTTGTATGTAACGCTCTTTTCTAAGCTCTATAAATTTATTTATATCCCCGCCTGATTTTTTAAGCATTTCCTTTGCCGCACCAACCCCTTGATTAAAAGCAGCATCGGCAGCTATAAAGGCTAATCTAGGGTCTAAGTTATCCGCATCTATCGCATCCCAATATTTCTTTTTTGCGACTTGCTTTGCTAAGTTTTTAGCTTGTTTTTCTTTACCTGAATTGACTAATTCCATTATTTGCGCAAACTCTGCCTTGTTCGCACTTTCATTTATACCAAATATTGTCTGTCCCGCACCCGCATCATCTTCAACGTAACCACCTTCTATTCTAAATAATTCATTAGCAAAATCGTCAAAACTAATATTACCCGTTGAGAACTTACCAATCGTAAGCACCCTATCCGCACCTCGTGCATCTCTCTCGATTAATCCTTCTATTTCTGCCGCCTCTAATTCAGGCAAGGCTTTTGTTAAAAATAGCTCCTCTTTATCCTGCGGGGATAGTGCTGGCATAGCGTTAATTTGATTCCTTATAGCCTCCTTTGCCGCGCCTATGTAACGACTATCCATCTTAACTAATTTCTTAGAATCATTAAGGGCTAGAACAAAATCTGTTTCAGCCTTTACACCGGCGCGTCTGGCTTGCTCTTGAATGCCTTGCCGCGCAAAACTCGTTTGTAACTTTGCCTTATCAACCGCCCATCGCTCCTGCATGGCAGGGGGAATATTTAATGACGCTGTGCGCTGTTCAAAATCGCGGCTATAAACTTGGCTATAGTCCTGCGATAAATCAATCTCCGCTTGTGATAATTCCTGACTGCGCTGTATATTTTCCAACTCTATTTGCGGAAGCATTTTATAGTATTCAACTTCTTGCAGCTTTGTGTTTATTTGCCCGACAACATTCGCAAGATCGGCTGCGCCTTGAAGTGCATTAGGCGCAATACCTGACGCGCTTGCCTGTATCATCTGATTAGGCAAGTTTTGCTGCGTGTATTGCGTAATTTTAGGCATTAGTACAAGCTTCCCTTCGATGCTAAACTATAAGAATTTGCAGATAATTTTGTAGAGCTAGGCGTGGCAAACCCGCTACCACCGCCAAAAGAACCACCCGCGCCAGCGTACCCCTTTAAACCACTCGATACGCTGCTCATAATCAACCCCGCCGTGGACGGTCTTTGTAGCTTACTTAACGCGGCTTGCTGCTCGAAACTTCTTTTCTTTAATAACCCCTCGCTTTCAAGAGTAAGTAAGTTCAGGGTTTCTTGAGCCACATTATCGCTTAATATATCAAATGGCTGTCCTACACCGCTCGCACCGCCCGCGGCAATGTTCGCGCCCAGCCTAAGTCTGCGCTGTCTATCGGCTACATCCAATTCTGCCTTTGTTTGTTGTTCGGCTATTTGTGCATTCTGTCGCGCAATAGACGTGTTGTAATCAGCAACAGCTTGTTGTTGACGGCCTTGCGAAAACGTGCTCGCTGCGCTTGCTGCTGCTGCTATGAAGGGTAGTGCTTGTGCCATCTAATACCTCGCATACAAATAATACGTTTCACCCTGCTCATAGCGGGGCATTCCGTTTGGTGTTTCACATTTAAATCCTAACATATCTGCCCATTTATGTCCTGCCTTAAAATTATCCTTAACGGCAATTTCTATTCGCGCGTCAAACATACCTAAAAATCTTTTGACTTCCCTTGTTATTGCAACCATGTGCTTCGCTGTGTCGTTGCTCATTAATGCCCATGCCTGATAACGCTCAAATCCTAATCTTAATAAACCGCCAACCGCTATAACCTTATCATCTACAACCGCGCTATATGCTATCGTGCTTGCCAAGACATGCGCAAAATCCTCGTTTATATATTCCTGATATTGCTCTTTAATTACCTCAAACCCTTCTAAATGCGCTGTTATAAACGGTACTACTATCATCTGTCCTGCGTCACCACTTGCGGCATTATTGCCAAAATCGTTATCGGAAAAACCCCGTCATGTTGTAAATATATCTCGCCCTTTTGATCGTATCCATTCGGAAACTTCAAAGGCAATGTATCACCGCTATAAAGGGCTAATGTTTCATCATATTCCGCGCCTTGATTAAAGTCGTATTCATCATATGTGCTTGCATCTGGCCCGTAATAAAGCCCTAGTGCATTTAAAAGGCGAACAACAATGTTTGTAATGCGCTTTGTCTTGCCTTGAGCTGTCCCGTCTTGCGCACCGGCCTCTAATTTGTAGGTCTTTAAAGCCCATGTGTAGCCAAGCCCTGCCTGAATAACACTTCCCGTCCGGTCATTGGCTAATGTTATAGTGCCATTGGTTACGGTTAAATCAGGGTGAGAATTTCCATCAACCATCACCTTAACTGTTTCGCCCTCCAAGTGATCCAGCCCCGTTACGGTTGCCGTCGCGCTACTGTCATATGTTAATCCGCTGTCAACACAAAATGCATCCTCTTTATCAATATCGCTTTCGTAATAACGCTCCATGTATTCAATGTATTTGCGTGTTGTGCCGTTTATAGTGCGCTCTGTAATAAGCCACAATTCATCCCTTGAGGTGTCACTACTTGGAATGGTGCTAATTGATCTCACTATGCCGCTTCCGCCCATAGGGTGCCTGTGGAACGCAAACACCTGTTCGTCAGGATAGTAAGTAAACCCGATAAGCAAACCATCTGTACGACGCCCCCAGATACAGTTAATAGGCTCTTGTTGTACCTTAATCTCACACAACCCCGTTCTTGATAAATGCTCACCAAGGATTGATAAATCACGCGGGGTTAATTCATCGCGGTTAATATTATAAACAATATCAAGTATTTTCCTTCGCGCCCGTTGTACGTATACCGTACCGCTTTCTGCATCAACTGGTTGTATATACGCCGAACCAACGGAGCTAATCGGGTCAGCCTTTGAATTACTAGGGGTTAATACGCCGTTATTCGCGTCAGGACGCACAATCCATTCTTTTTCGGCTGTGCCTAACAACAAACCCCTTGAATCACTCCCCGCCCATTGTATGGCATTCACGCGCCCGCTTTGAAGTGTGCCTGTAATGGCTGCATCATCTGTCACTGTACCATCGGCGTCGCTTGGTGCAAAGAATACGTCTGTATCAGAATAACCCCCTGTGCGGCTTAAATCGTACCTATCAGGGTATGAATCACACCCTGCAAATAAAATCCTGTCTTGAAAGAAGGAAACCACCCTCGGATAACCCGTGGTTTCAGAATAAACACCCATTCGCCACGACGTTGTCGCGCTCGTTGTATGTCCACTTAATGTGCCGTTTGTTACCTCAACTTCCGTCGTACTGGTATAACTATCAATTACACCCCACTTCCAGTCCGAACCGTCCTTTATTCTTATTAGCCGCCCGACGTCTGTACTTAAAAATCCCTGCCCGCCGTTTATTCCCGTGGTACTACTTGCGGTTAATGTGCCGCTTGTTATCGTAAATGTCGTTGCTGTATCGTTTTCCGGTAAATACGGCCCGTCGTTAAATTCTATCTCGTTTAATGTCCAGTTTGTGTTCGAAGTCCTTACTAGTGCGCGGGGGGTATAACTCCCATGCACCAAATAAAGAACATCTGCACTTTGCGCGTATTGATAGCTAGGCGCGTAGTTACTATCAAGTAAATCCTCTTGCTGATACGGCGTTGCTATCTCGTACACTTGCGCAACCGTGCCGCCACTTGAATAAGCCGTATACGCGCTGGAATCTATATCGTTTCCGTCAATGTCCTGTAATTCAAAGGTATTTGCACCCGTATCAACATTTGCTACTTTATAAAACTTCCCGTTAAGCTCCGTCATACCCGCTACGCCAGAGATATAAACCTCTTTTCCGTTCGTATAATTATCTGCACCATCATACGTCAACACCGCGGGATCGGCCTGCGTTACACCTGTTATATTTTGTGCGCTTTCGGTAATTACCGCGTTATCGGCAAAAAACCTGAAATACTCATCGCCCGTTTCTATTTGATAGGCCTGCTCGATATTAAACTCAAAGGGTATTAAAACTGTATTATGTGCGCTATTCTTCACCTCTTTAACAAAGCGCGTACCGCCGCGGCGCGTAACCGCCCCTTGTTTTAAGCATATTAAATTCTGGATTAATTGCGCACTATCTGCAAATTTTTGTATATTGATATGCCCTTGCATCAAGGGTGACCATTCACCGGCTGTAAAGTTTGTCTGAATAGGGCTTGCTTTTGTCATTTCTACCCTTACGCGTTGTAATCTATATCGTCACTATCTTGGTTGCGTATTACAATCCATGAATCCTCTTGCCTGAATACAGGCGTTTCTTGAATAGCATCGCTGGCATACGCACGCTCGATAGAAACCTGTAAATCCCGAAACAATAAGTCCTTCTTTGTATTGGACTGCGTTATAAATTCGCAACCCTCATAAGCCAATCTTGTCGCGAATGCCTCTACAAACAGAGGATCAAACTCGCCTGTGTTTGTCACGCGCTTAATGTATTTAATATAAATCGGAGACCCCGCGTCCGTTAATATATACCGCCCGCCACTTGTCTTGTCAGTTTCCAATGTGTACTGCGGATTATCTTTAATTTCCAATAATGCCAAAAAATCACTTGGTAGTGTGTATCTATTATCATAACCCCATGCGGGCACTGTGGCATCTTTCGCCAATTGCGTTCTTGTTACGGCAAAATTCCACGGATACGCTGTCAACATATCATCGCGGATAATCTCGTACATGTCTTTCATCGCTATTGCGTTTGCTGTTGTGTCGTTATCAATATTTGACACGCGCGTTTGCCCTAGTTTTGAAAAGGCTCTATTTACAATATCCGTCTTACTTGCCATAGAAAAAATAGGGGGCGTTTGCCCCCCACTCCTTATTCAGTAATTTCAACATACATAGTTACAGTACCGGCTGCTGTCGTTCCTGTGTCTGTCGTAAGAGAGATATACAACTCCCCGTACGCTGGACGTGCCGACAAGCCCGCAAGCTCCCATGCTGTCTGTGTTGCGGTCTGGATACCCTTAACAGAATAACGATATTCTGTAAGAGAAACAGCCGCCGCGTTTACATCAATATTGTTTGCAATCGCATCTGCATCGACCGCGGAATACGTGCCATCAGTGTTCTTTTTATGGAACCCAATATCCACTGTTCCGGCTGTACCCAGATCGTCACAAGCAAATTTGACAGAATGAATAATCGCGTCGATAGGAATTTTGAACACAATCGCGTCATCGGCGTTTGCCGTGTCCGCTAGTTCAAACGTATCTACAAACACTTTCTTCACACCGCCATGCAACCGTGAATTAACGGTTGTAGGTGGGGTGCTGTCAAAAGCTGTAATGTGTGTTGCTTTATATGTAGCCATTATTTAGTCCTCCTATGCTTCACTGATTTTAATCTCGACGCACTTGGCTTCTTCAAGACGTGTAAAGCCTTCCATTTGGGAAGCCTCAACGTACATCGGATTGCCTTGTAGGTCAGGACGGTTACGAACAACACCTGTTTGCGTTTTCCACACACCTTTACCCATACCGGACGGAACCCATACAGGCAAACGACGGTAAGAGTTAGAATCTGTTGGTAATCGCTCGCAATGAATAAAGTTCATGCCCATAAAGCGTGATACTTTACCATCAACAAGTGTTGGGCGGCCTTCCGCATTATTAAAGTCAGTGCTTGTAATTTGCGTGAGTGCCAATAGATCATCATGCGCTTCTGCGTTTACACCGATATAAATATCCTCCATATCAATGTCCACTTCATTCGCAAGTAAGATTTTCTTGGCTGCACGCAGCTTTTCAACATTTAATCCAGTCGCAGACGCCGCGCCAACATCAACAGCAACTACGTTGTTGCTATCGAATGTCGTTGAGGTACTTCCTGTTTCGTCTGTTTTTGCAGTTCCGAAAAACGCTGTCAAAAAGTCATCGTCTGATTGACGGTTAAGGGCTGCAACAGCCGATTGAACATAAGCACCCTGCGGTGAGATATTGGTCTGCAATAGGTCAAGGTCATCTACAACCTTGCCCCAGTCCGACATCAACGGGTAAACCCATCGTCCGTCATGGACAAGATCAATGTTCATTGCTGGTTTTGCACTTGTGGTACGACGTACCGCGCTCGTTGAGTCAATTTGTGACATCATACGGAACGCTTTATTTCCGCTAGCTTGCTGTACTACTGTGTACGGCGCAAGGCGGGCAGTCTTTTGTTGCGAAAGTAACTCAAGGTTTGTTGAGTACTCCTGCGTACGTAAGGCTTGAATATCTGTCATGATACCCTCCTATATTAGGTTAAAACAAAAAATAATCGGCTTTTTGCTTATCCCTTAAGAAGGGGGCGCGTCCTTGGCATTTTATGTTTGCCCAAACAATTTATATCAGGGGCAACGCGCCTTATCTGATTTTTCAATAATACGTTAAGTTATATAATAAATCAACTGGCAAGTATTTTATTTATACGTGCCATTTTATCATAATCGGAACCAACGCCCTTATTATATGCCGCCAGTCGTCCTGCGTCGGCTTTAATCTCACTCATAAGAGCCGCCTTATCTGCCGCCGCTTGCTCACGCGTATAACCAAACGGCCTGTCACCAGCGCTATCATGCACTTTATCCTCGCGCGTTAAACGATCCCCGACATTCGCAAACATCTTTAACACTGCTGCCGTTCCGATAGCCTGTTCAATCTTGCCAATTATCTCGTCAGCGTTCGCACCTTTTGGCAATACTGCGCGTAGCCCTCTGCGGGATAATTCTTCACGCTCCGCCGCGTTTGAACCCCATTCCTTTTTCAGGGCTTCGTATTCAGCT